AATTTTCATCAATTAAATAATAACTTAAACTATAAATTATCAAACCCTCCATTTATTAGAAATATAATTAATGGAATACGTGTTTCATACACAATAAAAATTATAGTATTAAAAAAAACTAAAAATGAAATATTTAGAAAATTACATAGATATGACTATAGTATAATTAATAATGAAATTTGTAATATAGAATATTTTATTATTAATGATACGACATATATAGGTGAAATGAATGATAATTGTTTATTTGGCAATGATTGTGATTACTAAAAAAATTGAAATTTATATATTATAAATAATATTATAATACTTATAATAAACACAATAAACATAATATGTCAAGAAATAATTTTACAAATTAATGATAATGGTAATGAATATGTATTACTTCACGGATTTCCAGGCGATACACCAAAAGGTTGTATTTTATTAGAATATAATAATTTTATTGTAATTGGTGATGATTTTTTGGAAAATAATAATAATGATTTAACTATAATAAATATGTGGTATGAACAAATAACTAAAATATATTGTGATTTTGAAAATAATTTTTGGTATTAAATTATATATATTTAAAGAATATATGATATTATAAATTATATTATGAGATTTATATCACATTTAATTTTAACAACAGATGCATATATATCAGAAATATATATTGGAGACGAATCATATGATATTAATCACTTATTAGATACGAACCAAACCAAAAATTTTAAATATAAAGCAGAATGTTATTTTTTATACGAAAATAAAAATTTGCATATTAAATTAATTTTTAAAAATAAAATTAAGAATGAAACTTATACTTTAGAATATAATTTTGGTGGTTATGAACCAGAATATGATTTATTAATAACAAAACTTGAATATGAAGATGAATATATGGTAGTAAAAAATATATAATATTTATCCTAATTTAAAAAATCATTAAAAATAAAATACATGAAGATAATCTTAATAAAATTAATTTTTACAATACTTGTGATTATTGTTTATGTCAAGAATTTTGTTAATTACTTAAATAATAATAAAAGTTTTTTTAATATATTATTTTTTAGGTCAAATTGCTGATTCGAATGGTTGTCCTACTACGCGTGGTTTAGCGCTACATACGCTTGTATATGTGTTATTAATTAGAGGCTCGATGGAATTAAATATGTTCAAATAAATAATATTAGCTCTTATAAAATTTAATATTATTGGTATAACGATTGAATTATATTAATATAATAATATATATTAATGCAGACCCGATGTAACACTTGTTTACGACAGTTTAAAGATAGTGATGTAGTTTGTGGGTATGAACATTATGATGTAGATAATACATACAGACCCGATGGATTACAAAAACCCGAAAGTGTTCATTTAATTCATCAAACCTGTTTAAGCAGACATGACCCTAAAACCCAACCGTGTCCTAGTTGCAATAAACATTATGACTTTTATTGTGGGGCTGGTGCGTATAGTGCAGTGAATAGTCAGTTATATGAAACTTTCCCCGAATTATTTGACGATGATGTAGAAGCCGTAGCAAACCCTACACCTAAAAACCATACAGCTAAAAACATAATATATGTGATTGATTCCGATAGCGATAGTGATACCGATGTTAAGGCAAAGGGTCGAACATTTAAACGAACGAAACCTAGAGGATTTTCTTTTAAAAAAAGAAACGGTAAGGGAAGTAAAAGGGGTAAGGGAAGTAAAAGGGGTAAAAAAGGTAAAAGGGGTAAAAGTGGTAAAAAAGTTCCAAAATATACAAGAAATAATAAATTAAAAAGTTGGTAACCGAATATAATATTCTTTATAAGTATTTAAAGACTTTGAACAAAGTTTAATAAATGGACAATAATATAGCCAGAATCGACGCCGTGTTAAACGAGAGACTACTTTCGCCGCAATTAACTCTGGAAATAGCTAAATTGCTTCTAGAGTGTGTATTTGTTAGTTGGAATAAGCCAGAGAATGTATTGGAAGAAAAGACTGTCCGTAAATATTTAATAGTGGATTTTTATCAAATATTGTGTAAAAACCAAACCGTATATCTTGAAGAGATGCAGGATTTCAGCAAGACCGCGGACGAACATCTTTTGACACAAAATAAATTCAGAAAAATAACAGAATTGGCTTTTCTTTTACAGAAGAAGGATTATCATGATGAGATTATTTATTTAATGAATATATTGTCTTAAAACCCCGTAGTTTTATCGATTATAACTTCCTTTGTAATGTTCTTGTTCTTTCTGTCTTGCTTCAAAACTATTTTTACAGTTATAAAAATTTACTATGTTCATATTCCAGTTGGACCAATTGCCATGCTGTCTAATAGTTTTGTATAATTTTAAATTGTAACCTTGTGAATTAATATTATTACAAGTTAGTTTATGCGCAATCTTTCTTTGAACAAAATTTACAGTTTGACCTACATATACATCTTTAATTAAAGGATCTTTACAATAAATTTTATAAATAATTGTATTTGAATAATCTATATAAATTTTGGCATAGTTATTAATATAAACAGTTTCTAAATTAAAAGCTTATAAATATATTAAAATTTATACAAAATTATAATTAGACTCTTACTTATATAGCAGTTAAATTATTTTTAAATAATTATTTATTTCTTTTTGAAACTAATATTACACTAACAAATCAATGATAGTGTTGTAGAAAGATGTTATTTTGTAAAACAAGTTAAAAATATCCATCTATGTTGTAATATATTCTTTATAAATGCTCAAGAAGGCCTCTAAAAATACCACTATAAATGTGCTAGTAATAGTCGAATCGCCGGCAAAATGTAAAAAGATTGAAGACTATTTGGGTCCAGGTTACAGAGTAATGGCATCATATGGCCACCTTAGAACCCTAGATGGTCTGTCGTCGATTGACATTGAAAACGGATTTAAACCGGCTTATACGATTATTCAAGAACAAATCAAGTTAAAACAGATTGAAAAATTGCGTTCAGAAATCGCCAAAGCGGATGAAGTTATTTTAGCAACCGATTCAGATAGAGAAGGAGAAGCTATCGCATGGCACCTTTGCGACCTATTTGGTCTGCCGATAAACAAAACGAAGCGCATTGTTTTCAACGAAATCACTGAGCGAGCCCTACAATTAGCAATCAGAAACCCTGTTCATTTAAATATGGAGCTAGTTTACGCCCAGCAATCTAGGCAAATCATTGATTTGTTAGTTGGTTACACAATAACACCCTATTTATGGAAATGTGTAACCAAAACCAGCAAAAACAGCCTAAGCGCCGGCAGATGTCAAACCCCCGCGCTAAAATTAGTATATGACAATTATGTATCGTTCAAAGAAGCGCCAGGAAACCTTATTTACAATACAACGGGATACTTCACAAACATGAATCTTCTTTTTGACTTGAATAAGCAGTTCGAAACAACCGACGAGGTCCTTTGTTTTTTAGAGCATTGCGAAATTGCGACTTATTCTTGTTTCGTGGGTGAACCAAAGAAATCCATCAGAAAAGCACCTGAACCGCTTACCACCTCATTATTACAGCAAATGGCGAGTAATGAACTACATATATCGCCAAAAGAGACAATGAAATATGCTCAGGAGTTATATGAAGGAGGCTATATTACTTATATGAGAACGGATAGTAAGAAATATAGCGGTGAATTTATCGAGAATGCGAAGCAATATATTGTGAGCATGTATGGTCCGCAATTTGTTAGCCAGAACATTGATTTGTTAGCAGGACTTAAAGAAAAAGAAGAAGAAGAAGAGAAGGAAAAAGAAGTAGGAGGAGCACAAGAAGCTCACGAAGCAATCAGACCCGTTTCAATAAATGTGATAGCTGCGGCAGAGGTTTCTGCTAAAGCCATATCTTTGTATGCGTTAATATGGACAAGGGCGCTAGAAAGTTGTATGGCATCCGCGCAATACAATATTCTAACCGCAAAAATCCAATTAGAACCGGTATATGTCTATAAAAAGGACAATTGCGAATTTAGTTACAAGACGGAGCAGGTCGTATTTGAGGGGTGGCAAATTGTTTCCTTAAAAAAGGAAAAAGAAAAAGAAAAAGGAAAAGGGACCGAATACCAATATTTTATAGCAATGAAAAGGTCGGATAAGGGTTTGTTAGTTGTTCCAAAGAAAATCGACAGTAAATTCAATTTAATAAATCTAAAGTCGCATTATACAGAAGCCAAATTGGTTCAACTATTAGAAGAAAATGGAATAGGAAGACCGTCCACCTTTGCTTCCCTAATCGACAAATTATTAGAACGAGAATATGTCAAAAAACAGAATATAGAGGGTAGAAAAATAGAAGGCGAAGATTTTTCATTGATTATAGGAGAAGAAACAATTCAAGAAACCCTGGTAAAAAGGGAATTTGGCAATGAAACTAACAAATTAGTAATACAACCGCTAGGTATAATCGTAATAGAATTTCTGGTAAAGCATTTCGACAGTTTTTTCAATTATGATTATACAAGAGACATGGAGCACTCGCTGGACCTAATTGCGCGAAATGCTAAGCAATGGACCACACTGTGCGACGAATGTTATAAAGCATTAATATCTATTACAAAGGACTTAAAGAGCGAAACCAAATTTTCGCTAAAAATAGACGACCTCCATACGCTAATTATTGGCAAACACGGTCCTGTTATAATGCGGACAAGCAAGCCGTCAAACACCCTACGACCGGCTACCTCCTTTATACCCGTGAAAAAAGACCTAGACATTACCCAGGCGCATTTGATGAAATTAGAAGATATGATTGACCCTGTAAGCAAAGCAAATGGTTCCATCGGCAAATACAAGGGCGAAGATTTGTTTGTAAAGAAGGGCAAATATGGGTTATATGCGCAGTGGCTAAAGGACGGAAAACCAGAATTCAAGTCTTTGAAAGAGCTCGATGTTATAACGCCAGAGCAAGTCAAATACCTGGATGTGTTGCGTATTCTAGAAAGGGAGACGACTTTGGATCCGAAAAAACCGGTTGGGTTTGTTAGAGAACTGTCGGCGACACTCAGCATCCGAACGGGCGAATTTGGCGACTATATTTTTTATAAAAAGCCGCGGGATAAGACTCCAAAGTTTTTAAAGCTGAAGGACTTTACCTCTGATGCGAGAAAATGTGACAAAGCAGTGCTGCTAAATTGGATTAAACTAACCTACGCGGTGGAATAATAATGGCACCGATTCGGTCCTTTTAGGGCACCTTTTCCGCGCATATTGGAATTAAGTTGTGACCATATATGGTCTTAGAATCGGGCTCTAATAATATATATATTATATGAAATCATTTAAAGATATAAGATATAATATATATATATAATGACAACCAATGTTAGAACTACTCATTTGTATGATGGTTCGGATAACCCTCCTACATCTGTTACAAAAGAATTATCACCAGGATTAGTAATAGATACAATTCGAGAATTTATTTACAGACAATATAGATACCTATACAGCACAAACCCGACACAAGAGGCTTTAAACACTCTTATAAACGGCTTTATAGCATTTAATTTACACAAAAATGCGGATATGTTACAAAATAAGAAGAGATTGAATGATTATGTTTGCGATAAGAATTTATCAAGAGAAGAACTTGTTTATTTTTTAGATATTGTATTACAAATTCAAAAACCATATTTTTTAACACAGGACGAGATGGAGTATATTCGAGCAATAGGGACACTAGATGGATATGGTAGATAATAATACAAATAATAATAAGTTCAAACTCCCTGTAGTTGAGACAAACTAAAAGCATCTCGAATATTATATTTGCGCTCCGCTTGTGGGCGTAAAAGGCAAAACTCAAGCATAAATGAAAAGTCAAACGAGCCGAAATCGACAAGCACATTATTATGGTAGCGAAATTTTATCTTTAATTTTCTTATTCTTTCAGCTGGAGGATTGAAATACTTAAAAGGCCCCATATCATTATCAAACCACTGCGAAATAGGTGTGGTTACCACCGGTATTTTCGCAAAAGAGGAGTTTACAATTCCATTAGTTTGGTTTGTATGGGTTGTAAAAGTAGAAATAGCATAAGGTATGGTTTCATCGATACAATTGAGACCTTCGATTTCCATATAAATATAGGATGGACCCATAAAATTGATTTTAAGAGGCGCCTGTAAATAATAAACAGTAGCGCCGGGTAAGACTGGTAGAAGCCAATATCCATTATCGGCTGTTCCGGTAACATCGCCATAGAAAAATCTGGGAACTTTATAATTAGAAGCGATTTCGGCCGCCGGGTCAGAATTAGCGCTATTGCTAATAATTTCAGAAGTAGAATACGCATAAGTATCGCATCTAGTGAACCCTAGGTATGATGGTAATCCAAAATTTGTAAAATTCGGCAACTCTCCTTGTCTGTTAGGAACACAATAGGTTGGCGATTCGTTTTTTAAAATTGTATTTGAGCCATTTGTAAGAACAAATTGATCCGCATTATTGCCAAACCATAGTTTCTGACCGACTTCATTATAAACGACTATAAACCGATTATAACATGTAAATAATGCGGCGGCATAATTGTATTGAGGATAGTCTGCGCTAACAAAAAATGCATTCAAAAATAATGTAACTGCGTCATTCATTTTATTTGTTAATTCAGTTGCCATTTGAGTTGGGTTATAGAACCCTGCTTCAATAGTAAAACTGTATTCTTTAGATAAGTTGTAATACAATCCGGCAAAAATAGCTTCTGTTAAAGGGTCGGGAAAAGAATGCTCTCCTGGGTTATATAAATTAACAAACTTAAAGGTCATTAAAACATTGCGGCTATTGGTAGAAAATACGGAATAATTGGAAGGAAAAGACCAGGAATAAAGTCTTACAGATTGGACATTTAGATAATCTTGCGGCAATTCGATTTCAAAAGTAGCTGGGTTTCTATACTTGTTCACATCTCTGTCTTCAGAATGAATCGATATATATTTTTTTTCAAAATAATATTGATTAGAATTAGGAATAATAGGATGATTATTATTTAAATCAAAACGGCTCATATAATATTATTATAAATTATTTTTATATCAATAAACGAACAATAAAACAATAAAACAATAAAACAATAAAACAATAAAACAATAAAACAATAAAACAATAAAACAATAAAACAATAAAACAATAAAACAATAAAACAATAATAATTTAGGTATATATAATGCAACAGGGAGCCAACTATAACGGAACTCAGCCGAATAACACCGCATATATAAAAAATTTTATAACAGGGGCGCCTATATCGTTGTGGAAAACAATAAACTATGGAGTAAATAATTGCTTACCAACAACAACCCCGACAATAAAAGCAATCACCCCGGCATCGCCACAAAACGACAATGTATATATTCCTGGCAACTTATATGTAGATGGAATTATAGTAAATCCATCGGATATCTATCTGAAAGACAATGTAGAGGATTTATGCGATGATATTTCAATCAAACTAACAAAACTGAGAGCAACCCAGTTTGTATTTAAATCGGATATGTATAAAAAGACGCACTACGGATTCATCGCTCAAGAATTTGAGAAGCATTTTCCTGAATTGGTAGTAACAAAGATAGATAAGGATGTAGCAAATTTGAAGGCGATTAATTATTTAGAACTTGTGCCCTTGTTAGTTTATCAAATCCAGAAAATGCGGGAAGAAATTGACGAGTTAAAGACCCGGATTGATTCGAAAAGGGTGTAAGGACAAGGATAAAGATAAAGATAAAGATATCGAATATTATGTGTATAATAAATAATATACATAATATTTATAAATCAAATGTTCGATGAACCGATATATAATACAGTAAATGTTGGTTTAATTTTTCTAGCCGTTTTCTCGCTTGGGTTAATTCTAGTAAATATGGGAAAGACAGACGAAAGTTCTGTTAAAGCATTCCGTTTTGGTTACATAGTAGCATTTATTATGTTATTATTCAAAGCAATGATTTCATGTAGTCGCATAAAAATAGACCCAAACGACAATTCAAAATTCTCAAAAATAATCCAAATTGTTTTTCCATTTGTGCCTATATTGTCGATTATTTTCATGATTATGGTGATATTATTTAGACATTATGATAAAATAACACAAGGAAATGTATCGGATTACTATACTTCATTTATAATTCTTGCGAGCCTGCTAATTATTTTACAAATATCCTTAATATTTAAAGAAATAACAGCAACCAATTTATATTTACCAAAAAAAATGGCTTCAATAATAAGATTATTAGGATTACTATCATTATTTTCGGTAATAATTGTTCATATTGTGCTTAAATATTATGTAACAGATTGTTAAGCGCTAACAACGCCAATTACAATTTAATAAATTTATAAGTGAGACCATAATACATGTCGGTTTCCCAAATACCCGCTATTTTTAACAAAAATGTATTATTTATTTTATCGATGTTTTCTGAAAATATTTTAAGGTGACCATTTTTCATCTGCTCGTATATTTTATATTGCGGAATTTTCCCCTTAATATTAACCTTTTTAATGAGATTGGTCTCCAGTGTTTGTAGCGTTTCAATCATTTCCTTATACACATTTACATCAAAACAGCATTTGAATTTATTGTAATACTTTTCTATTGTTAGGTGATTAATATTAATAGATAGATAAATCCCATTTAAGATGAAAATCGGTGTTGAATAAATGATTCGAATGAAGTAACCATCGTTCATGATGTTGTTTTTAATTGGATCGCAAAAATAAACGAAATTTTCGTCGTATTGTTCTGTTGTTAGTATTATATTCATGATGTTAATATTATATTGATATTAATATTAATAATATGTGTTTATTACTTTTTACCAATATTTATTATTACCAATATTTATTACCAATATTTATTATTACCAATATTATTACCAATATTATTACCAATATTATTAATAAATCCGTAAAATACAGTAATAAAGAATATTTGACAATAATAACAATTACACAAGATGAAATTTCAAGAGACGCATTTTGAAGAATATATTAGCGCGGTAACTAAAATGAATTTACATCCAAGATTAGAGAAAATATACACACATTTCCCTAGTTCGATCGATAAGCTAGGCAATATAATATTTTATGGCCCTAGTGGGGTTGGTAAATACAGTCAGATGTTATATGCTATTAAAAAATACAGTCATTCGGAATTAAAGTATGAGAAGAAACTGAGCATTGTATTTAATAAGGATGTATATTTTTTCAAGATAAGCGACATACATTACGAAATCGACATGTCATTGTTAGGATGTAATTCAAAGTTGTTGTGGCACGATATATACATGCAAATAGTGGATGTTATTTCTGCGAAAACGGAAAAGTCTGGAATAATAGTTTGTAAAGAATTTCATAATATTCACAGCGAATTATTGGAAAACTTTTATAGCTATATGCAGGATAACAATGCTTCGAATATAAAGATAAAGTTCATTTTGGTTACGGAAGAACTGAGTTTTATTCCAGACAACATATTGAATTGTTGTGAAGTAATTAGTGTTTTAAGACCGTCGAAAATCGCGTATACAAAATGTAGTAAACAAAAATTGCCAAATGACCTTAAAGTCGAGAATATAACTAACATAAAAAATTTACATGTGAATATAACGGAACTGATGTGTCCTTATAAAATCATTTGTAATAAAATCGTCAAGGAAATGGTGAATATTGATACATTGAAGTTTCTGAAGTTCCGGGATTATTTATATGATATATTTATTTATAATTTGGATATAACAGATTGCGTTTGGTATATTTTGAGCTCGTTAATAAATCAAAAATACATAAATACAAATACAACTACAAATACAAATATGTCTCCTATTTTATTAAAAACTTATGTGTTTTTGAAATATTACAATAATAACTATAGACCAATTTATCATTTAGAGAGTTATTTATTTTATTTAACAAGTGTTATACATGGATTTAAATAAAGCAGCATCGATTTTAGAGATTGATTTAAATACAATCAGAATGGCAAATTTAACACAGGACTATATCAAAAAACGCTTTCACAAATTAGCATTAATAAACCATCCAGATAAAAATGGAAATAGTTTGGAAGCAACTAACAAATTCCAACAAATAAATGAAGCATATAAGTATTTGTCAAATGAACTTAAAGAACTGGACATTACACCGGAATCGGGATTTGTTAGTTCAAATGACCAAAATGAATCAAATAATACTAACACTAGATATATTTATTTTTTATCTCTTTTTATTGGTAGCATAATAGATGGTCAATATAAAGACGCGATTAAGAGTGTTATAAAGGAAATAGTAACATATGGTCTGAAGCAAGTTGCGTTAGAAAGGATATTCGATGAATTGGATAAGGAGAGCGCGTTAGAGGTATATAGTTTTATAGTAAAATATAAACATGTCCTACATATCGGCAATGATATTCTAGATTTTGTTAGTTCATTGATAAAGAAGAAGTATAATAATGATAGAGTATTTATATTGAATCCTTCCATAGTGGATTTATTGGAGAGCAATATATTTAAATTATACATTGATGAAGAGCTATATTTAGTGCCATTGTGGCACAATGAATTGTATTTCGATACAAAGAGGTCAGTTAATAGCGAAAGTGAAGGCGAAATTATTGTATTATGTAATCCGGATTTGCCGGCAAATATGGTAATCGATGAAGATAATAATATTCATGTTCAAATAGAAGTAGAAGGGAGTAAATTGTTGGATTTATTAAAGATAGAAACATCGGAGACAGAGACTGCTTTTGCCCAAGGCTCATCAGAGACTGCTTTTGCCCAAGGCTCATCAGAGACTGCTTTTGCCCAAGGCTCATCAGAGACTGCTTTTGCCCAAGGCTCATCAGAGACTGCTTTTGTTAGTTTATCAATAGGTAACAGAGATTTTAGAATACCTTTAAATGAATTACACATAAAACAGGACCAATTATACCGACTTTCAAAACAAGGGATATCGCAGGTATCAGAAGATGATATATATAATGTTAGCTGTAAGTCGGATATAGTTGTAAAGATTCATATAATATAAGTATTTTAATTCCATGATTACAATAAAAATGGAATTAAAAAAGGTGAATTATTTAGGCGTTTTATATATTAATAATGAGTTTATTGATAATTTTATAAAGAGCCAATTTAAGCAGTAGTCTTCTTGCGAATGAGCTTCTTCTTTTCAGCAGGTTTGATTTCCTCTACTTCCTCTACTGCTTCTGAAACAGCAGGAACAGGAGCAGGAACAGCAGCAGGAACTGACGCAACAGGAGCCACAAACACAGAAACAGGAGGAGCTTGACAGTGAATCATATCCCCCTCATCATCGCTATCGAGCACCAAAGTCGACACCTGCCCATCATCCGGTTCCTCAATCACCTCAACCGGAGGCAATGTCTTGAGAAGCGCCTTGTCAGCCGCCTTGGGCTTAAGGAAACACTGTCCCTCCATAGAAGGCTTTGGCTTCTGAACAATGCCTTGCTTCAAGTTCCAAGTGATTGAAACTTTTCCATTGACAAACCAAAGACCACCGCATTGAAGCAAACAAATAACATGAGTCTTCGGCTTCAAAAACTCGAGAGGAGATAAGTGGCTATTGACCTTGCCATTAATATATAGACCATTGCCATCCTCATCATAAATCTCCGGCTTCCAAATACCGCTCCAACAAGGAATTTTAACCGTAAGAGTTGGCGCCTTGCTTAAATCTGGCTCCTGAGTGCCCTTGAATTTAGGATGCCTGAGCATCACATTGAACTTCTCTTCCATCACATCCGCACTGCTAATAACCTTGCCAAACCACTCCTTAGAATTCTTCATCGCGTCCGCCCGCACTTGCGCTTCTAAACGGCGCATTCCATCAAGAAAGGATTGACAGTCCGCATTGGGGAAATCGCTGTTTGGGAATTGAAGCGACATAGTAAACTTCCCGGTAGGATTCTTCTGCTGGTCCATGCCTTCTTGTGCGCCCCAAGTGAGAATTAAAGGAGTCGATAATGTCAACGATTCCTTGCTTAATTTGTTATATAAATTTACTACCTTTCCACCAGAAGCATGAGCCTTTGGTGCCGAATAAGAGAAGACCTCAGTATTAATATTAGTTCCGTCGATGATAAAGTCAGTCATTTGTATTGTGTATGTATACTATAATAATATGCTATATCTTTAAATCAATTTTTTTTTAAATGATTAATTCAATTTGGAATACGGGTTAAGAAATACATGTATTTATGAGCAATCTAGTAAGCATTTGAAAAAACTTCAAACATAATATAATATATTGTAAAATAACTCAAAAACAAATATATAATATAATATATACTACCAATGTCAATAAGCAACGCGACAACAAGCAACGCGGCAACAAGCAACGCATCAGATTTACACGACATGTATGACAAGATTTACACTAATGTGAAGTTAAAATCTTGGATAAAATTAGAAAAGGTGGACAGCGAAACAATGACAATTCCGAAATTCAATGAATCCAATATGCTTTTACAATTCAATTACAATGTCCAACAATTAAAAACGATTGTTTCGCATTACAAATTGAAAATTAGCGGCAATAAATCACAATTGGTAACACGCATTTTCTCCTTTTTACATTTATCACACTTTATTGTTAGAATTCAGAAAAGAATCCGAGGCAATTTATTAAGAAAATATAACAAATTACATGGCCCTGGTTTCAAAAACAAAGCACTATGTACAAACGCAACCGATTTTTTCACAATGGATCCATTAACCGAGCTAACAAACAGCCAATTTTATAGCCTCGAGGACGCAGATGGTTTCATTTATGGATTTGATTTATTATCCTTTTACAATTTGATATATAAATGCGATGGTCAAATTAAAAATCCTTATAATAGACTGCCTATATCGTCAGAAAATATTGTAAATTTCCGCTCATTATTGAGACTAAGTCGAATATTAAAAATTCCCATTTGCACGGAAATAAAAGACATTCACGAGGAGATTCCGCTAAAAAAATCAATCGAATTGAGAGCATTATCGCTATTTCAAAACATAGACGCTTTAGGCAATTATTCTAATGCGCAATGGTTTTTAAATTTGAATAAACCCTCATTGATTAAATTGATTCGAGAATTGCTCGATATATGGTCATATAGAGCACCGCTAACAATAGAAACCAAACGAGCAATTTGCCCGCCTTTAGGGAATCCGTTTTCTAGATTAATTCACATTAATCAATTACAGATGATTGAAAACATCGATGAAGTTCGCAAATTCACGCTGGAAATTTTAGAAAGGTTTGTTAATTTAGGAATTGATCGGGATTCTCAATGTTTAGGCGCATTTTATGTTCTTGGCGCCTTGACTTTAGTGAGCCCGGATGCCGCTACATCGTTGCCTTGGTTATATCAAGCGGTGTGCTACATGTAATGAAAGACCGATTATTAATTAATTTTGAAATTAAATTAAATTAAATTAAATATATATTATTTAGCAACTCTAATACAATCACAAATAATATATATTAATGCGTTAAACAGCTTAAAAAGATTTACCTATAGTATAGTATAATAGAATGCCAAGAATTAGTAAATCTAAGACTACCACCGACTCTGTTTCCGCCGCTGTTCCTGTATCCGATGTTTCTGTTTCCGCTCCTGTGTCCGCCGCTGTTCCCGTGGTCGCTGTAAAAGCAAAGAAGCCCAAGGCTTCTGTTTCTACTTCTGATGCTGCTCCTGTGTCCGCTGCTTCTACTCCTGTTTCTTCCGTGTCCACTGCTTCTTCTACTTCTGTTTCTTCCGTGTCAGCTGCTTCTGCTTCTGCTTCTACTTCTGTTTCTTCCGTGTCTGCCGAGCCTGCCGCTGCCGCCGTGGAAGAGGATGTCGAGGCCTCTATTGCCGCCCAATCTGTGGAGTTTATGACAAAGCTTAACCAGTTTAGCGCCATGGCTGCTTCCCTCAAGTCCGAGTTTAGAACTCTTGAGAAGAAGTATGCTCGTCTCCTTAAGGCAGCTTTAAAGACGAATTCAAAGAAGAAGAAGCGTGCCGGAAATCGTGCTCCAAGTGGATTTGTGAAGCCTACTAAAATCTCCGATGAGCTTGCCAAGTTTCTCGAGAAGCCGACTGGAACTGAGATGGCTCGAACGGATGTGACTCGCGAGATTAACAAGTATATCCGCTCCCACAATCTCCAGGATGTTGGAAATGGACGCAAGATCAATCCTGATCAGAAGCTGAAGACTCTTTTGAAGCTGAAGACGACTGATGAACTCACTTACTTCAATCTCCAAAAATACATGAGCCCCCATTTTTATAAAGCAGAGAAGGCGATTGCTGCTGCTTCTGCGGATGTTACCACTTCTGCTTAGACGATTTTATAAAAACAACATTATAAAAACAACATTATAAAAACAACATTATAAAAACAACATTATAAAAACAACATTATAAAAACAACATTATAAAAACAACATTATAAAAACAACATTATAAAAACATTATAAAATAATATATTTAATTCATTTTAAACATATTATTAAAATACTTATTTTGCTCTATTCGAGACACTCTCAAAATCCTCATAGCTATCATCATCAGGCGAATAATTCACAATGGCAATCAATAATTCTCTTTTTTCGATATGCGGTTGTAATCGCAAAACATCTTGAAATGTAATCTTTTCCTCTTCTTTCGACATTTGATAATTTTTATTTAAAATATATTTAACACAAAACTCCCTTGTCAAAACCTGTGTCTTCAAAATATCCCATAAATTGTGCGCATAAATATTCTCTTTTAATACAGTCATGTCATATTGGTTGTTGTTTAAATCTAACATTTGACAGAATAGAATAACAGAATAGAATAGAATAAGCAATTGACTTTAACTCTTTATAATAAAATGATTATAAAAATTCTATTATAAAAATTCTATTATAAAAATTCTATTATATAACATTATAGTATTCCATGCACTTTACAAAATCCCCCTTAAAACAAAAGAAACCAGTAACTAATGGAACTAACAAAATGGGCCAATATTACAGTAATATTCGCGTGCCAATTAAAAATCATCCAGTAACACCAATCGCAAATAGAATAGATAAAAATATGACCAATTTAGCTGTCCCAGAACAACCAACTATCATAAATCTAGATGACATGCTTAGCCCAATAACATCATTAATTGAATCATTTGTTATTGAAGAATTTCCCAAAATAAATATGCATTTAAAATCAGTAAATCTATCAAATGATGATTCGATGATAAATGTAGTCAGCGAACTTAAAGAATTTTATATAAAGGAAAGCATGTTCGAAACTAGCATGAAATTAAAGGAAATAAATGCTACAGGAGATGATACACTGGTAACTGTAATAAGCAATCATAAAGAAAATTATATGAAGGAACGCGCGCTCGAAACTAGCATGAAATTAGGGGAAATAGATGCTACAGGAGACAATACACTAGTAAATGTAGTAAGCAATCATAAAGAAAATTATATCAAAGTAACAAATTCTGAAATAACTATGAAATTAGGGGAAATAGATGCTACAGGAGATGATACACTGGTAAATGTAGTAAGCAATCATAAAGAAAATTATATGAAAGTAACAAATTCTGAAATAACTATGAAATTAGGGGAAATAGATACTACAGGAGATGATACATTAGTAAATATGCATTTAAAATCAGTAAATCTATTAAATGAGGATTCGATAATAAATGTAGTAAGCAATCATAAAGAAAATTATATGAAAGTAACAAATTCTGAAATAACTATGAAATTAGGGGAAATAGATGCTACAGGAGACAATACACTAGTAAATGTAGTAAGCAATCATAAAGAAAATTATATCAAAGTAACAAATTCTGAAATAACTATGAAATTAGGGGAAATAGATGCTA